AATAAGTGTCAGTATAAAAATCACGAAGAACAATGGGTTTGATATTCTTAGTTCCATCAATTTTATCAGCGTATTTATCGAAAATAGTTTGATAAAACTCTGGGTCAGCTTTTTCAATTTCAAATATAGGTTCACCTTTGAAATTATACATATAGTGTGGGTTGGTGAGAATAAAGTAATACGCTCCGCTGTCGCCTCCATTGATATTACAGTTGACGTAAGGTTCTGATATACGACAAATTTCTATACTCATACGGTCTGGATTCTGAAGTACTTGTTCAGACACTCCATTTACATTTACTGTGGATATCTTTTCACTTTTCTTAACAAGCCCTGCTTTCTTACGTAATCCGTCTTTTATTTGTGTGGACAAGCTGTGGACTTTTTCAGGGTTCACATCTCGTATTAAATTACTTATGTCCAGAGTTGGTGAACCACGGTCTATCTTTACAAACCTATCTCCAGTTACTGGGTCTTGTACACCTGTAAATTTAGGTGGTGCAATGTAAATAAGTTTAGAGTTGTCAGCTAAGCTCACGTCAAGTGGGTAAGAAATACTTTGACCATTAGCGGACAGTACAAGCTGGTCAGCAAGAATGTCTACTTCATAATTAAGTGTGCGAAACCATTCCTTCAGAGCTCTTGGTTGTACAGTATGATTAAGTAAAAAGAATAAATGCATTGATATTTTATTACTTTTTATACCAAGGGATGCGGATGCTTGTGCAATATAACTTACATTACTGAAATTAGATGGGAGATATTGCACAAAAGCTTCAGCAATATTTTGAATATCATAAGTGTTGTATTTACTTTTAGCACCGGGGAATGTAATACCGTCTAAATCTAATACTAATAACTGTGTACTTGCAGCACGATCCGTCATTAGTGCACGCGATTCATTCTTTAGTTTTCTTTTTAAATCTCCTTTGTGCAATGCATGACCTGCAGCTGCATGTGTTTGTAATAACTCATAAAACTTATCAAAGCCTTCTTGGTTGGGTTCTATGTTGTAATGCTCAGAGGTAAAGTTTTTTACCAGTGGGTAGGGTTTTGTTTCGTCAGTTGTTATTTCTTTAACAAGCTTCTGTTTAGCTTTGAGAAAGATTATCTCCATGATTTTTACTCCTGTTTATCAAAAATTTCTTTTCTGTCTATCTTAACATATGATTCTGCATCGAATGCAAGCTTTACTTGTTTGGGTCCTAGATTTGTAACAGTGAATGTACAGATTACTTCCCCGAGCTCCGGGATATGTATAACAATACTTTCTTTTTTACGTCTGCTAAGGACTAGATTACTCATTCTACCAAAATTGTTTACAGTACCTGTAATATGCCTGTATGGCTTTACCAATATTCTGAATGTTTTTGTTTAAAGCATAGTTTAAGTCAGGGCGTACAGCTTTTAATAAAGCCTTGCCGACTACTAATGCGAATATTATCCATAAGAATGTTTCCATAGTTACCTCACTTATTGTATATCTTGCTGTACGCTCCTTCCGCATCTAGTGGGAGTTCTGTACACCAAGCTGGTGGTTGTTTCATTATAGCCATTATTGTTGCTAATGTCTCATCAGCATTTTCATCTGAGCCAAGAGCAATAATCTCATCATGTACGGTTAGTACAACAGATATCCCCGGGATGTTTTGTATAGCAAGCATTTGGTCTGTTATTACAATTCGGGCCAGAGCTTGTACAATATTCTCTACAAGTCGCGGGCCATGCGTGCGTGTAATCCCATTACGCCCTGAGTCATACACAAATTCACCACTAGCATATCTTAAGTGTGGATATTGAAGATACATACCATTGGGCAATTTGAGTGCATTACTAGCTACGGACAACGGTCCATATGAATAACTTTGTTCGGTCCTGTCTAACATGTAAAACAATAGTTGTTTACCTATACTCCAGAGCTGCGGAATGTTTGGATACATTGCTCTGTATTGTGCAACAATACCTAAGGCTGTTTGTTGTGTTACATCGATTGATGGTGAACCTTGTGCAAGTATTGCTTGATATTTGTTAGCACCCATACCATAACCTAAGCCAAGTATTGCTGTTTTACCAACATATCTTTCTAGTTTGTTTTCTTTTGTAATGGGTCGGTTATAAATTTGTGACGCAAAGTTGCTGTACACGTCTTCTCCTGCTGCAAATGAGTTGAGTAAATCTTCTTCTTTTGCAAGCCAAGCAAGCATACGAGCTTCGATGTTTGATAAATCTGCGATGTACAACATCTCTCCGGGGCCAGCTTGTAGTGCATTACGAAGTTTGGAACCGCGGGGTAAGTTTTGTAGATTTATTTTTTCTGTACCACCGAACCTGCCAGTATGTGCTGCATAGTATCGTAATGGCACGGAAAGAGTTCCGTCAGGATTACATCCGTCTAGTAGTCTTTGTGCACGCGTTTCTTCAATACGTGATTTTACAGCTTCTCTTGCATCCCAGATGTGTTTGTACTGTGGATACATATTACACATTTGGGTGTAAGCTTTATCTGTTTTACTAAACGCAGGAATCATTTTTCCAGTTCGCTGGGATTTTTTGGTTGGTACAGTGATATTGATTGACTCAAGATATTCTGCAAATTGTTTTTGAGAAGCTAATTGTGCACGTGATAGACCGGAGTTTTGTATGAGTTGTGCAGTATTCATAGCAATATCGTCTTTATGGGCCTGAAGTAGTGTACGATTGAGAAATAATTTTGGTTCTACATACATACGACAGGTTAGATCTATAAGGTCAAGCTCTGACTGCGGATAATTAGGCTGCATAACGTTGTACAACGCATAAGTTAAGTCAACATCTTGTATACAATAACCAGCTATTTGGTCTTCCACATCCGGTGGTAGGTCAAATATACCTTTGGCATTTACAAGTTCGTCGCCTTTACGCATTGTTTTATCGTTTGGAAACATACGCTCGCAGGTATTTTTGAGTGATGAACTTTCATTGGGTGCAAGTCCCCGGGCCATGGCTGCTGTGTCGTAATAGTATTTAGGATATACCTTGTAATACTGGGTAAGTATGTACGCGTCAAACAGGGTGTTGTGACACACAACTGCAGCTTCGTCCCATTGTATTTGTGCGATAGCGTCAGCACATTCTTCAGCTCCAAACCATTCGGTAGGCTCATCATTTATTTTTATGCCAACTCCCCACACTTTAAACAGGGGTGAGTGCACGTATTGCACAGCACTGAGATGTGCTAGCGAATGTTCTGTATCGTAATAGGTCTCGAAATCGAGTGTAATTACATTCATTTAGATCTCCTTTGTTGTATCATTAATTTTTGCCAGCGTTCATAATCACCTTTTTTGGCACGCTCCCAGCCTATGCGAGCGTTCACCATGTTAAAGGCAGTAGCTAAACGTACTTTTTTAAATTGGATATACGGGGTATGTTCATCCGGGTAAATGTACGGACTTTTAGTGTTCCGTTTTACCATTACATATGTTGACATATTAGTCCTCCTAGACTGTTGACATTTATCCTAAATGCTTTATGTTTGGGAATTAGGGTATCACACTTGCAAGTGATACGTAAATATAACTTTTAATATTAAAGGTGATTACATGGCTACTATAGCTACTTTAAGAAAAAGTGGAAATGTTGAAAGCAACTCAGCTTTTAAAGGTTTTCCTGAAGGACAAATGTTCACAAGGAAAGCTACTATTTCTACTCCTGTCTTAGCATTAAACGATGTAATACAAGCTCTAAACGTGTATGCGGGGGAAACTCTACATGCGTTAAGAGTAGTATCTACTGATATTGACACAAACGGTTCACCGGCTGTTGTATTAGATATTGGTTACGGTAATAGCACGTCTGCTACTGGTGCCAACTCTGCTGCAATTAAAGACGGTTCAACTATTGGTCAAGCTGGTGGTATTGAGCTCTTCAGTGCATTAAGTGCAGATGACGACGCAATCGAACCAATTGAGTTTACTGCAGACGATACTATTGATATTCATGTACAAGTTGCTCCTGCTACAGGTGCTGCTGGTACAATTACAGTCACAGGTTATTTTAGCTAGACAATAGCATAAACATAACTTAGACTATTGGGAGTTGATTTTCTCCTAGTATCAATGAAGTGTAAAAAGGGCTTACTTTTGTAGGCCCTTTTTCTTTTTGTACAAACGATCACCCAGTGTGTATATGTGTGTGTATTCATTGTCCTGCACAATAAGTTCAAAACCATTGAACTCTAGTATTTCTACTTGAGTTTCTCTTTCCAAATAATTTTTTAGTTGGGTTAGACTTGACCATTCTTTAGCTAGCAAAGGGTCTTCATCAACCTGTTTAGGGGTGGGGGGCGTAGCTTCGAGGACATCGCCTATAAATTTCTTAACAACAGAGTTAAGGTCGGCACGAGTTATCATGCGTTTCTTGTTATAGAACTTTTGTCCAAGGTTCATTCGTTCATCGTTCGTTAGTTCAATTGATATATTGGTTTTCATAATCGGTTTTTGATTATACGCATAGCGTGTTCTAGTTTGGCAAAGAGTTTTTCAGCTTCTGCTAATTTTTCTTTGTCACCAGTATCTAATTTATCGTCAGCCATATCTTGTATAAATGTTTCTACAATTTTTACAGCTTCTGAGATAGATGTTATTGTTTCACTCATTTTTTCACTAACCTCAATTTGTTTTTTCTTTTTTCTTTTTTTGCTTGTTGAATGAGATCATCAAAAATTTCTTGCTTTTGTTGTAGCTTCAAGAACTCTGTAAGTTGTTGGTCAGTAATTTCATTATGATACTTCATGGCTATATCCCAAACAGACCAAACTGTTCCCATAATATTTGAATCGTACTCACCTTTTTCTTTTACATGTTGCGTTAGTGTTTCGCATCTTTGTAATGCTTTTACTAATTCTGATAATTTTTCTTCAAATGTTTGCATTATTTACCTCTTTGTTTATTTTTTCTCTCTTCTTTCTTTTTTAATCTTCTAGCAGTTCTAGAATTTTCTAATAAATCTGGTAAGTCTTCATCAGTCATTTGAGTCTTTAAATAGTTTCCATACCTTAATTTATCTTTATTTTTAAGAGTAAAAATATTTTTATGTTTACTACCCATTTAATTTACCTCTTCGTTTTAGTGCAACATGAATGCGTTGCAGCTGTTCTGGTGTAAGTGTTCCATTCTTCTTACTTTGTTGTTTCTTTTTTAGTCTTCTAGCAGTTCTAGAATTTTTTGGTAAATCTTCAATTTCTTTATTAGCTTGTAGAAGACTAAAACCTTTATACCTTTTTGTCATCACAAACCCCTTGAATTTTATCCCATGCTTTTTGAAGTTCTTTCTTCATTTTTTTGTCATCAGACCATTCCATTTCGCAAGTAATTAAATCATCTACAACAGCTATTGCTTTTTTAATTTTCATATCGCAGTCTCCGGATTCATTAACTTGTGCAAGTCAATGTGTTTTTTCTGCTCTGGTGTAGCATTTCTAGTTACCCAGTCTGGTGGATAATCTATTGCAGATGAATTACTGTGGTGATCTTTAAAGTGCTCTTTCTTTTGTATTGCACGAGTATAAGCTTTGAATACATCTTCCATGTAAGGTTTGTCTTGTGTAATAAATTGTTGATAAGACTCTGTAGTATAGTGATGGTTAGTACCTTGTTTGTATTGATCAGGCATACATAAAGGTAAATCTTGCAATACTTCCCAACTGGTATCTTTTTCAGCTGGAATGTTAAGTGGCAACTCTTGTAAAGCATGTATTACACTTTCTGTTTTGTGAATAGCAATACCAGTAATATATTCTTCTTCATCTGTAAATCGCCATTTGTATTCTGCACAAAGTGTTAAGGCATGCATCCACAACCACCAATAGTTCATGGCATCTTTTCGTACCCAGATTGTAGAAGGATGATTTTCATACGCTTTTTTGTATAGACCTTTAGCATCTGCTCTTTCATCGCCATCAAGCACACGGTGTGCAGTTGATAACATTTGTGCAGATTCCACAATCATTTTTGGTATGAGTTTATCTGGCAGCTGTAGTGCAGCTAGTCTTGGGTCTTCGTTTACAGCAAATATATTCATATTTTTACTCCTAGTAAGTTAAGTTTAAACATAGATTCTTTTGGTACGGCAAACCACGCCCATGGTCTTACAGTATGTCCTGAATGCTGAGCATCAACTACAGGTTTTGTAGAATGAGTAAGCCAACGTCCTGTACCGTAACCCCAAGGATTACCGTTTTGTCGCATGTAGCTAATGTTTCGTTCAAAAACATGACGAGGTCTGTCAGGTATTATCTGTTTCCATGCGTCGTTGTAAAAACGATCAACGATAAGATTACCAGCACGCGGTGAAAAGCCAGTGACTTTACAACGAATGTAACCTTGTTGGTATTCAGCAACTAACCAGTCGCCTTCGTTAAATATCTGTTCGGCTTTTACGCCTTCAGGTAATTCATGAATACCATGTATAGTTTGAAAAGTATTACCTGTTACTTGGTCTTCAACAGTGGTAGGGCCAAACAAAAAGCCATTTCTTTGATATGGCACGTTGTTTGCATCACACCATCTTGAAGTAGCGTTGTTATATCGGTGTTGATTTTTGCTCATGATTTTCTCCTTCATAGTCATAAGTTTCTAGTAACCTTGCTAAATACCATTGGGCTTTTTGCAAGTCTTCTTTTTGGTTCTTGTATTCATAACGCCATATGTATTTTATGATGTTACCTTTCAAGTAGCCTTGGAATTGTCGAGTGGTCATCGAAGCTTGAATAGCTTGTATGCACTCAATTTCTCCAGTGTTGTAATGTGGGGGTTGATTTACATTATCCATAATTACTCCTTAATTTAGTGTACAAGTAGCTTGGTATCTAGACTTAGGACATCGACGTACCTAGAACTTGTCAACTTTTAAAGTCGGTTGTATCAACTGCTTGTTGCACACGTTAATTCTTAGTTCGTAACAGTTAGCGTGGTCTCTGACCCGCTTAGAATCATAAGTATAAACTTAAAGTTTCGTTGAGTACATCAACGCTTATCTTGCATCGATTGTTAGGGATTCGTCTACAGCGTACCGGATTTGCCTGCACTAGGTCCCACGGATGGTTGTATCAACTAACTGTTACGATATTTCTTTTTCAAGAAATTCCGATTGGACTCTTCGTACGCTTGAAAAGTAGGATGAACTTCCATGCCATAGGCACGCCGTTCAGAGCAATTCTTCTTGTACATACGAAGAGCAAAATCTTTATATTCCGTAGTGTTCACAAAATGTTTCATACATTTCTCCAACTATTGGTATTTCTAATTCGAACATTGTATCAATAGTTGCAGGTGTAGGTATAGCATCGGGATTCTCATACATCCCGGGCTTTGCCTTATCCTTTAAGAAATCTTTAACTGTTTCGTGAAACAGAAGATGTACAACATCATCTTTATCTGCGTCATCTTCAAGAATATATCGAAGTATTTCTGACTTTATAGTTTTAGCAGAAAACTTATCAAAGAACTCATTGAGAGTGGCTTCTAGCCAAGTGCCGTGCCACTCTTCCCATTCTTTTGCTTTACGAATTAATTTACTCATTTTCTTCTGCTTTACTTTTTGTTTGTGGCTAACGTTATTACTTAACATTACTTTCTCCAATCGGGATCATATTTCTCCCATTTGGCAGATGGTGTTTTGAGAGTGAACGAAAGTATTTTAGTATCTTTAGTTTTAAACTTTAGTTTCTCATGCACCATAGTTTTCTTGAGCACAAATAATACAATAGATGCAACAAGACCACCAACCATAGCAGCTGCCATACCACTGAAGGTACCGTAGAAAGCAATCATTAGTGTAAATGTAATAAGCACATCAACAAAAATGTCGTGGCCTATGGTCTTACGACCACCAGCTTTAAGCGCCAGCAAAAGCAGACCGAGCGCGCTGAATATTCCTATAAGAAGCATTGTTTCTATTTCTCCAGAATAAATACGCCATGTAACCAAACTGAATGATTTCAATAAGAATCCATAGCGCTGTTGTAATTGCAGTAACTGTAGCGTTAGTCATAATCTGTAATCCTAAATATTGCAAAGATAGCACCTGCTGTGAACAACAGGGTACCTAGTAGTATAAAAAATGTGTGAAGAGAACTAGCCACTGCAAGTAGGCCGAACATAATCACACTCCCGATGAGTACTGAAACGCCGTACTCTTTAGCGTGTTTTTTAATGTATTTCAATAATTTCTCCATATGGTGCTTCAGTAGCACTATTAGTTATCCAAACAACTGGAAAATGTGGTTTGGTTCCAAAGTCGTTTGATTCCAAGTCTGTAAGATAAATAAGGCAAGAGATACTTGGATATTTCTCTGCCATTTCTGCAACAGCTGGCCCAAACATCGTACCGCCACGGCCTTTCATAGTAACTTTCAAAGGCATTGACTCTCTTGTAAATGTTTGTTCATCAGTCACATGTGTATCTGCTTGCATAAAGCGAACATTTTCTACATTGGCATCAACCAACATAGAAGATATCTCACCTAGATCTTGATTAAGCTCTTCATCAGTACGAGAACCAGAGGTGTCAACAATGACACCAATCTCTTCAATACATGGTGAATACAAACTAGGCAGATACAAACCACCAGCAACGAACCTACGATTAGGTTTTTGCCAGCTGTAATCTGATTTGTTGTTGCTTTTCAAGAACCGTGCAAGTTTTTGTTTCCAATTGACTTTTGGTGACACAATCTCATCAACAAGCTTAGACAAACTACCGGGTAGTTTACCTTGTGCTTTAGCTGACTCAGCAGCTTGTTGCACTGCAACACGCATATCTGCTTCGTGTTTACTTTGCGCACCGCTATCTGTCAAAGATGGATTAGGTTGAACACAAGTACCGTCAAAAGCAGATAGATTAGCTCCAGACAACGCTTCTGCACCACCATTCTTTTGTAGAGTGGCATATACTTCATCAGCAGACATATCACGATACTTCTCATCGAGTAGTCCACCTTCAGGTAATATCATGCCAGCGTCAGTGACAACTAGATTGATAACATAATCACCAGCGACATTCCAAAGAAATGGATCACGCTCATTGATACGAAGTACATGCATGTAGACACAATGCATAACTTCGTGAGCAAGCAAACCAACTCTTTGCTCAGCAGATTGCTTGAGGAAAAATTTTGGGTTGATTAGCAATTTCTCGCCGTTCGTAGCTGCTGTCTCAATGTCTTCGGTAAACTCTGCCCCCAATCGAAGGCAGAGCGTACCGAAGAACGGTTGCATTATTAACAACGTAGAACGAGCTCGAGTAAAAGCTGTTTTAATATCTTCCATTAGTCCTTAACTCCTTTATAAGTTTCTACAAAATCAAAGGTATTATTTAGATTTTTATTTCCTGTTATACCTAAGTCATCAAAAACTTTGTTTAATATTAATATTAATACTCTAGAACAAGTAAGTTTTGCTGAACAACGATGTTGAAGTACTTTACCTAAAGCATCTAATTTATCCATATGATTACGATCAACATTCACCATCCACCTATGCTTGTATCCATACAGGTTTTCAAAGTGTTCTGGTTTAAAGTAATCATGGCTTGAAGCAACTAGATAAGTACTTGTATATAGGTTATAAGATATCATTAGTCATCATCTCCTAGTAATGTTGAACCAAGAATCACAGCGTTGAAGTCGCCAGCATGTTGCTCGACAAAGCCTTTGTCTTTGATTGCTTTTGCTTTACGCTCTGTTTTCTTATGGATAGTTACCATTTTATCTGGGTCAACTTTTTGCACCATTGCTGCCAAAGCACCGCCGGGCCACGCTTTCAATGCTTGATTAAGCGTTTGAAAACGAAGCAACATCTTAGCAAACTTAGCGACTTCATTTTGTTTATTGATTTCGTACATGTGTCTTGCTTTAGATACTTCAAGAGCTTTAACAACTGCTTCATCTTGAGGTGCTTTGTAAAGACGAATGGGCACTGAACTTCGATAAGAACTACCTTTCAGCAGTGGTTGCTCTACTGAAAGAGGCATATCTGCACTATGAAGTTCTGGAGTATCAGTATCACATTCATATTCTTTAACCCAGTTCTGTAATTCCCAAGGCAATTCATCGTAGCTAGGATCATGTTTTGTGTCATAACATTTTGTTTCAAACTGCACATGAATTTCACTACTGTTGATAAAGAATGAATTGTTGTCATCATCTTGATCAAGGTCAAAGAACTCTACATCATTAAGCTTTGATGCTTCTTTGATTCTGTCAATAATAGGTTTGACATGAGTGTCATAGATAGCATCGCCAAGAGACGCAGGGTACTCTGGTTTCGGTTTAGTGTTTTGATAACTTTTCTCATACTCTTTACAGAGGTCAGAGGTAAGTTTGTTTGACATACGAACTGTAGCCATAATTTTCTCCGTTATTACAATACAACATCTGAATTATCTGAAATCCAGCTTTGTATTGTGGGTTGATTGAATAATGCTTTGTCAATTGCAAGAATGCTTTTGACCAAAACAACCTGAAACTCAGTAGGTATCTTTTTACCAAGTTTCATAATGTTTTCTAGTTTGGATTCTTCCGCTCTAGAAGCCACTGCACCTGTAAGTGCATACAATACCGCTGGATCTTCCGATGGCATGTATGAACTAGGATTAGCAATCAAGTTATCAATATCTGGTAACTTGTTTGCAATTTTTGCAAACGCAAGAAATTCTCCAGCAGGGCCAGTGCCAACAGCACCAGCAATACCAAAGAACAACCTTGAATCATCCATGTTTTTTGTTAGTCTCAAACGCTTGTCGACGAATGACCAGCTTCGAGGAGTAGGAAAAGCATACTCATCAGCTTTGAAACTGTACAAAAGGTTAGGACGGTAACGCATGAAAGAAACCAAAGTAGTAT